CCGCATTTTATGAGAACCTTAATGGGGAGGAGGAGCCGAAGCCCCCCCTCCCCACGAGTAGAGTATTAACCCAGCACATCCAAGGAATGTGGATTAGTAGTGAATTTGTAAACGTTCGTAGGTCGGCGAGCAAACACCGAAACGGGATCAGCGAAGTGCCGAATGGTTTCCGAAGGTGCTTTCCGCCAAGGAAGAACGTAAGGGTCGTAGCCAACGGAGTTAGGAAACTCGGCTGCAACCGCACCGCCAAGCGAGTGTCCAATAACGCGAGGAAAGTCGACAATATGAAGTGGTTCGACTAATGAGAAGCGATTATTTGGCACAAGACGCTCTAGACCGAACGGGTACAACGCGTCAGTCGCAATGTCACTCCAAGAGCCAATATTTGTTCCAGCAATAGCCAAGGTGAGATCATCACCTATAGCTATGCGGTCCGGAGAAGCATACGCTTTACGAAGCAATTCCACATCTCGAACGCGCTGGGGTACATCCTATTGGTACGCAACAATCTGCGGACCCGTTCTCGCGGGAGAAAGAGGTGTACCAGTCGCTTGACTCACAGGATTAACTGCATTAGATGCAGCATGAAATGAGGCAAGTGGCGCGTGAGGTATAGGTTTTGCTGCCGTAGAAAGCACAGCGTCTAATGGCCATCGAGTGTAGTACGACGAGCGTATCGTCAACCGGTAGTCTTGAGCTTGAGAGGTAGTGGGGAGCACGAGAACCAACGTTTCCATCGGTTGCAGCTGAGCATTCTCACCATCCCACGTAGCGACATGATCCATGAAGGTATCTACACCAAGAGTTCCAGACCAGGTTTTCCAATCGGAGTAGTCATTTAGATCTCTTGGAGTGCCAATAAACTTCTTTCCACCACCGAGCATCGAAGACGCGGTGTGTGTCACAGCATCAGGGTGGTTAATAATCTCATTGGAGAAAGTAGCCCACTCTGCCTGTGTCATTGTACTAGGAGCTTGTGGCAATGCCAAACGACGATCAGTCACGAGAACGTAGACAAAACCCTCGGCGTTGAGCGGCTGTGTGCCGTTGATCAAGGAAAGTCCGATCTTGACGGCCTTACCCTCAGTAGGTCCACCTGCAATGCTAGAAGCACCGAGGAAGGTCCCACTAAGGACCGCTAAGCCAGGGGTTGGCGAGTTGCTCACCCGAATACCGACGGTATTAGAGCGGCCGACGTTAGTCACTATTATTATCTGTACATAGTTATATTGAGGCACTGTGTGCCTAATAATGTTAGGAATACAGACAGCGTTGCCAAGGCCCATCGGAGCACCACACTCCGGCGAAAGCCAAGGATCAAAAGAAATATTACCAATATGACCAGTCCCGTCGGCATGTACAACACGTCCAGGATTAGGTCTAGCGCGGCGAGGGCCGCTACGTGCAGGACGCGCCCGTATTGGGCGGCGTCTAGCAGGGGTAACATTACTATTATTGTGTTTGCGAGCGGCGCGATTTGGCTGATACTTACGCCCGCGGGTGTTACTTTTAGGAGCCATGATACTCCGTTCAAAATTTTACTGCCAGGAGGGCAGTGAACTGGTCTTCGCTCCACTGCGTCAGATCTCGTCTGCCACATCTTCATAATCACGGTAGATCGTCAAGGAATTCGAGGTCCACCCCCATCCACATTCTTCCACAAGAGTGCGGAAGCAAGCAGACAGGGAGCCGTCGAGACCGAGAGCATATGCGACGCCGTCTAGAGAGTCGTTGGTAGGAGGCAAACCTGTCGCACTCTGATTCAACTCAAGCTGTGCAAGAATCTTGCACACTGAGGCGGCGGTGCGACGGGCAGACCACTTCCCGTCAACTTCTTTGAAATAGAGAGAGTTAAACTCGATCTCTTCGGAAACGTCCACATAGCCGGATGAACCGGGTTTCTGAATGTGGCCGAGCAAGGTGAAACGCTCGAGATTGAGGATTCCACGATACACGGCATCGTCACCTGCACAAAGGGACCTCTCAATCCCACAGAGACGGAGCACGAAGCCCCGAATCCACGAATTCATCGAGGAGGTCGAGAAGATTCCTGAGGCAAGGACACAAAAGTACTGGCACTGAAGGAGGCGATCTCCCACAGAGACAAGGTGGAGCGAGTTTGCAAGGGATTCCAGATCAATCAGAAGCTCATAGAGCGACCGAATGGGTCCAGACTCAACCTTGGCACGCATTGTTAGTTTGCGGCGGTCCGCTTCAACCATCATCTCCCACCGTTTCACGGTGAAGTCCCAGTTGCTTGCGTCGTCGTAGCCGAGCTTGAA